ACGTGCGGCGTCGTTGAAGGGTGTGACGTAGATGAGGGTGCCGGCGGCGTCGGCGTAGGGGTCGCCTCCGGTCGCATCCAGCAGTTCGCGCCGCTGGGTATATATACCCGGCTGCTCCGAGCCCCACCACTGGCCGGCGCCGGCGGCCAGCACGTTGTAGCTCTTTTGTGTGGTCGACACACCGTCGATGAGGGTGTGTCGACCGTTGTGACTCAGGACGCTGGTGGGCGTGACCCACTGCGCTTGCCAGTTACCTGGCGACTCGGCGGTGAGGGTGCCGAGTGGACTGTATCGTGGGAACGCCATGCCTCTCCTTGGTAGGCACGGAGCGTGCCACCTTACTTGTGTTTGACTCGTGACTTGGCCAGCGCGTCCAGCGCCGACTGCAGTCGTTGTTTCGCGCGGGCAACATCCGCTCGGGCGGCGACGACTCGGAGTTCGGCGGCATCGAGCGCCGCGCCAATCCGAGGGATACGGGGGCGTCCTTGTCGGCCTGGGGCTGAGGGTTCGCCGTCCTTCTTTCGGCGCCTCGCATTGGCCTTTTCTGCACACACATCACACGAGAACGCAAGGGCCCCCCGGGCGCGGCCACACCCATAGCCGCACAGCCCGAGGTCAATCTGCTGCTGCTGCCATCGCTTCTGCCGACTGGTCATGCGGGGAGTCCTCCGACGCGAACGTGCGCCGGTTCCAGTGTGCGACACATTGCCCCTCCCGCGTCGACCAAAGCACGACGCTGGTAATGAAATCTCGTGGGTCCGTCAGCAAGGCCCGAGCTTCCTCTGCGGCGTCGTCGACATCGACGTCGCCCTTCAGCCATTCGGTGGTCATCCGGCCCTTGGCGCCAGGCCGGGTGACACAAAACACGCACACTCCCCGATGGCGGTCTTGCCACCGGGGAGGAATGAGGGGGTGAGTGAAGCTCACATGACGGGGGCGTAGTGGAACCGGCTGCTGTCGTCAGCGGTCAGCAGGAACAGGCACGTGGCATCGGGGGCCACTTTGTAACGTGGGGCCAGCGCGATGGCCTGTGACCGGGTCAGAACCGTGTAGAGGGCGCCCGTGATACGGCCTCGGAGCACGCGCCCAGGCTGAAACCCTGCGTCCTCTTCGGCCTTTTTCTTGGCAGCGGCCAGTTGTGCGGCGGCCGCTTTCTGTTCGGCCGCACGCTGAGCCTCACGCACCTTGACCTGCTCTTCCCGTTCCAACGCGGTGATCTTGCGCTCGGCGTCCACGCAGCGCTGCGTGAGGCGCGCCAGCTGCGCGCGGTCGAGCAGCACGAGGGCTCCGGCGTCCTTCGGATCCTTGTTGGGGATCTTCACGTAGGTGGTCGGGCCAATCAGGGCCTTCGGGACGTAGCGTGACGATGGCAGTTCGAAAAAGACATCATCGAAGAACTTGCTGGCGACGAACTGACTGGTAGGCACGGGCACGTTGGGCTCCTGACATGACATGCGGCCTGTGTGGCCGCCGGGGTGAACGAACCAGAACTCCCGATAGCGGTGCACTTGCGTTTTACCTCCACGACCACCGGAGAACAGCAGGGTTCGCATCAAAGGGTTGTGCCGCGCACGGTGTCCCAAGTTCCGCAGAATTGCGGTCCCAACAGAGGTGGCATACCATCTGTTCACCATGCGCGGCGTCGATTGACTAGGACTGCATCGACCGTGCCACCTAGTCGGCGCAGCCGCCGTAGTCGCGCAGTCGTTCGAGTTGTTCACGATCACGGAGCCGACGAAAGACACCCTCCCATGCAAGACCACGCTGACGTGCCTGCTCGCGCTCCACGGCGTCCGCTGCGCGATAGAGGGGGAGAGTTACCCGAATGACCTCCGCAAGCGTGAGCGGCATCAGCCCCGCACCCACCACGTGAACGCCACCAGGCCCAACAACGTGATGCTCGCCAGCCACAGGCGGAGTCCCGCCGGCCACCGGTCGCCCGTCGCCGCACGCCGTTCGCGCTCGGCCGCGTCTGCAGCGAGCAATCGCTTCACGTCTTTCGCGGCCATCTGGTGCCAATAAATGGGCATGTGTCCCTCCGGCGGTGTGCCCAACGGTGTGCCCGAACTCGGCCCACACCTGGTGCTCCGCCAACCAACACCAACCAAGTTACGCGCAGTTTTGCTGAGGAAAACGTGAGGATTGTCGAACAGGTCTGATGGCTGCAGCGGACTTAAAATCTGCTGGCCTTCGGGCCTTGTGGGTTCGACCCCCACCCCCGGCACCTAGTAGAACCAACGACTTACAGCGTGCACCATCCGGCGCACCCACGACGGTGTGCCCGGAAGTGTGCCCGAACCCTGAAAACGCTCGCGCAGGTCGTGCAGTTCGATGGCCTGACGGTCGCGCTCGGGGAGCTTCGACACTTCCACGAATCCCTGCACGTCATCGACGTAGACGACGCGGGGTGTCCAACCTTGGAGAAGCCCACCTCTCGTCCTCACCGCTTGACCCTCACGCTTGTCGCCCCGTAGTAGCGCACCCATACGCCCTTACCTTTGCGAGCGGGGTCAAAGCGTGACGCCTAGCGGCGTGGACTTCGACCCTGTTGGCATGACTTGCGCCACACAACCGCTGCGCTGTGGATGCCGCCGCACCAGTGTGTGTGCCTCGATGTCCGTATGGGCCTTCGCATAGACGTCGCAACGCAGCTCGCCAAACTCTGGTGTCCTCATCATCGTGCCTCGTCAATCTTCCGCGCCGCTGCGCGGAGGGTGCCGGCGTCGACAATCGCGTAGCGCCGGTAGATGCTCTCGGTCTTGTGGCCGACCATGGCCATCGCCGCCGCGCGTGGCACGCCGGCCAGCTCCAGGTTCCGCACGGCGGTGCGGCGAAAGTCATGCGGGATGCGGCCCGTGACGCCGGCGACGTCGCAGGCCGAGGCCCACGCTTCGCCTTCAGCAGCGCGTGCAGCTCCTGCGTGAACGGGAACGACCGCCCCTCGCGATTCTTGGTGGTGCCCGGGTCGAGGCGCACGACGGACGCCTTGAAATCCACCTGGCTCCACGTCAGTGGCAGCACTTCACTCGTCAGCCGCCACCCCGTGAGGTAGGCGAACGTCACCACAGGTTGCAGCGGCAGGGGCAGCGCTTCGCGCAGGCGCTCGAACTCGTTGGCCTCGAAGAACCCGCGTCGTGTATTGTCCTCGCGCAGCATCGGGATGTGGGGCTTGGCCACCACCTGGCCAGCGCGAATCGCGAGGGTGAACATCCGCTTGAGGGCGGCCAGCTCCCGGTTGACCTCGGCGCGGCTGGCGCCGGCCAGCAGGCGCGCGGCGGTGAAGGCCTGCACGTGCGTCGTGCGAATCTCGCCGAGCCGGTGCATCCGAAAGCTCGGCGCCAGGTGCACGTCGACCCGGCGCACGACATCGGCGAGCGTGCTCCGGTTGTTCACGGTGTAGTCGGCCACCAGCGCTTTGGCCGCCTCGTCAAACGTCAGACGCCCCATCTGCGGGTTGACCGGCACACCTTTTTCGACATCGCCCTCCCGGTCGCGCAGCATCCGCCGCGCCTTGACCGGGTTGGTCGTGCCACTGCTCTCGCGCACCTGGCGCCCATGCTGGTGATACTTCAGCCAGAGCGTGGGCAGCAGGATGACCGTGCCGTTGGTGCGCTTGCGCTTGCGGCGGAAGAGGCTACCCACGTGGAGACCCTGTGTCGGGCGTGGGGGTGTCGCTACTCATCGGCTCAACCTCATGCGAAACTCGGTGAAGTCACAGTAGCCGTTGGTCGAATGATGTCGCTGGCCGCAATACCGGCAAACATCAGCATGACTGCCGTTGAATCGAGGATCTGTATTTCGAGCGAACATGGCCAGCCACACCAGCGCCCGCACGATTAAGCGTTCGTGTGTCTCGCTCATTGCTCGGCCTCCTGTGCGGCACGCTGACGTAACCAGTCGGCATAGGCACCGTCTGGGTCGCCCGGAGTCATCAGCGGGTCGAAGATATAGCGCATCTCAGGCTTGACCCATATGCAGGGATAACCTGCTTTGAATGCCGCTTCCTCGCCCTCCCTGCGGGCGTCGGTGAGCCGTGGCACGATCAAGTCGTCGATGCGGCCAGCGTTCACGTCCGCGATGGTAGATGCCTGCCCGTCTCCATGCGCCTTCCCGATCACATCAGACCAGTCGTAGTTGTCGAATGCTTCACGCTTGCCAGCATCGCGGGCGTCGGTGAGGGCACGGGCGAAGTGGCATAGTGGGCACTGGCAGGCATCGCCAACGGACAGAACCCGACAGCCGCCGTTCATGTGCGCGCTGATGAAATCGTGAACAATCTGCCGTGCGATCCCCTGGGGCGCGGAGGTCACAGAAACCCCTCTTTTTTCGCCCGCCACAGCAGATACGTGGCCGGGCTCAACAAGGATAGCGCGCAGGCGAGGATGAGCAGCACGTAGATCATGCGGCCACCGCCGTATAGCGTCCTTTGTCCACCCGCTGCAGCAGCCCACGACGCGTGAGCCCTGAGAGCGTGCTCGCCATTCGCATCGGGCCAATGCGGTGCTGCGGATAGCGTGCGTTGTAGTGGTGCGTCGCCTGGAGCGCTGCCACCGGTGCGCCAATCAGCGCCACCGTCTCGCGCACGCGGGCCAGCTCGGTCGTGGGCACCGGCACAGGCACCACGACGGGCGCCGCCACCACGAGTGGCGCGGTCACCACGTCCGGTCGACGCCACACGGCCAACATCCCGGTCACCATGTCGAGCACCAGCGCATCCACCGGTCGCTGGGTCTCGACGGCCAGCTGGTCGAGGGCCTCGCGCACGGGTGCCGGCCAGCGGGTGGGGTCAATCATTTCAGGGTCACCACAAGTTCACCCGTCGCCGGGTTTTCGGAGTAGCTCAGGCAATTCCCCAAGCGCGCGTGGATCGCGTGCTTCCCTACAAGCAGGTCCCGCAGGTTGCGCTCGGCCTCGCGCGCGTTCTGCACGACGTTGTAGTCGTAGACCTCGACGGGGACCTGCTTCGAGTGCCACTCTCGGCGGTGCCTGTCGAGCGCGTCTTGCGTGGGCAGTTGGTGCCCACAGTCACATTGGAAGATGCCCATCAGGCGGCTTTCCTTGCTTCAATGAACGCGTCCAGATCCACCCGGTCGACCAGGGTGCGGCGCAGCGTGGCCTTCGGCCGGGCGCCGGCGCGCGCCCGCAGGGGCGGCATCGTCACCGTCGGCACGTGCGCGGCCAGCACCAGGTCGCGCATCGTCCAGTAGCTGACGCCACAGTAGAGCGCGGCCGCACGCAGGTTGAGCAGGCGGGGTGTCATTCTTACGTCGCTTGCACGGAGCTTGCCACCTAGTCGAGCGTGGCGACAATCTGCAGTGACTGGTTGAGCGCGGCCCGGGCCTCGTCCTTGACGGCTTGGGTCAACGGCGGCGGCTCTTGTGGCGCGTAGCGCGCACTGCCAATCCGCGTATAGCTGGTCTTGGGCTTGAACTTGTGGCGTGGGGACGGGCGCGTCTCATACGCGTAAGTGTCCACGACCATGACCAAGGTCCCACCGCGCCCGAACGTGTAGAACACCCAGCGCTCGCGTTCCAGACTGGTGATGGGGAGGATGATTTCAGTTCGCATCGGTCGTCTCCGGCACCACACACGGCGCCTTACATTGCCACTTCGTTTCCGGGGTCCGCTCGACGTCGGCCTTCGGTCGCCATCGGCCGCACGTGGCGCATTTGCGCTCGGCGATGTAGCCTGGGGGAGTCGTCATCGTCCGTCGTTCAACTGTTCCCACTGGCGTAAGCTTCTGTAGCCCGGTTCGTAGCAATCGGGGCAGTCTGCCCGACCGCATCCATACTCGACGCCTTCGCGTGGCTGCTTGCCCTTCGGCACCGGGGGAGCATCCCGGTCTAGTTGTGGAAACTGCGGGGGCATCCGTCCCGACCTCCAATCACCCATTGTCATGTTCGTATCCTCCGGCCAGACCCGAAACCCGTGGGCTTCGAGGCTGGCGCAGGACGCGAGGGGTCTTACATCGACGCGATGCTGAACTCTCCGTAACCACGAAACGTGGGACCCCCGCGTCCCTTCACGTGCGCGTTCCAGGCGTGGGTTAAAACCCTCACCTGTGCTTCGTATCTCGCCCGGTCTCGCGACACCAACGCCAGCAACGGCGCAGCCAACAGCGACGTGAGAAACGCCCGACGCACCATCACACTCATACTGCCTCCCGTGGATATGCCACCCACCCCGAACGCACGGCCCGCGTGCGCGCTGCGTGATTCCCTCAGCCCGAGCTATCCCACCGGGCGCGCCACTTGGCGAGGGTGCCGTCCGGTTGCACCAGCCATTGTGTCGTCGCCCACGGCACGCGCGTGGCTTCGAGCACCGACCGCAGGCCGGTCTTGACCTCCAGCCACCGGTTGAACGCCGAGACCTTGATTTCGTGGACGAGGGTCTCGGTGAACGGTTCGCCGGTCAGGTCGCCGATGAACTGGTCGCACTGCAGGATGGTGATTTCGGGGTCGTTGGTCATTATCGAACTCGCCTAAACGTCACCCAAAACAGCCCGCACCCCACGTCGAGCACGCGTGTCGGGAGACTGTGCCATCGCCGCCGGTCGAGCCACACGGACCACCCTTGCGTGCGCCCAAACTGCAGGCTGAAGGACTCCCCGTAGTAACGCTTGGTCATGTGTCTATCCTTGTCGATTTGCGTATGACGTGTCAAGGTCAATCGGTCGCCAAGCCCATCGGGCCCTTGACTGGCCCGCAGGAGCGATGGAAGTAGCCCGTCGGCTGACCCAGCAACGCGCGGCGCACATAGCGGGTGCGCTTGAGAAATCCGAATTTGTAGCCACAGCCCTTGCACTGCAACACGTAGCGCCCGGCCGCCTCCGGCTGCACGGTGTCCGCGACGGTGTAGCACCGGTCGCCGGGGATGCCCAACGCGCGCGCCTGCCGGCGCCAGACTCGGTTATGCCCATGACCTGGCCCGACCAGGGCGTGCGCGATTTCGTGTAGCACCGTCCGGTCGACGCGTGTGGCGTCATTCAGCTGCACCAGATGCCTCGACAGCGAGAGTGTCTTGCTCCGATAGCTACATCGCCCGAATCGGCGTTTCGCGCGGTCCCACTCGAACCGCCAGCCGGCGGCCAGCAGCCCGTGTTCCGCCATGCGGCGTGCCATCAACGTCTCTGCGTCCTGTAGGGTCATCCTTACTGGTCCTCCAGCCACCGCTGACGCGGCGTGGGTTCGCTGTCTTCGGGCTCGGGCTTGACGAGGGTGGACGCTACCCGCCGGTTGTCCAGCTCGTCTTGCGCGCACTGCATCGCGGTCTCGCGCGTGGTGTGGCGGTGCGTGCACTGCCAGTCGGCCCGCAGATAGGCGCGGTCCCAAAAGGCGGCAATCTGGCCGAAGTAGGCGCCGCCGCCCGGGGCGAAGAGAAACGACGCGTGGGTCTCGTAGCCGTTTCGCATGATTACCACCTCAATTCCCGAGGCCCGAGCACCACGCCCGTCCGGTTCCCGCGCCCACTGCCGGCGAAACGGCCCGTCAACCGCACCCGGTAGCCGTGCCGGCGCAGCCACTGCCGGAACTCACGCGCGGTGGTGAATGCCGTTTGCGGCGTCACGTGGCCATACGTGACGCGAATCGTGTAGGGCGTCCAGCCGAGCCGGATGCCGGGGCCAATGCTCCGACACAGGCGCTCATGCGCGTCGGCCTGGCGCCGGGTCATCCACGTGACGTGATAGCCGGTCGGGGTCATGCTCGTATCCTCCGGCCGACCTTCGAACACCTGGTCGAGGGCCAGCGCAGGACGCGAACGCCCCTATTTGCCGAACGCCGGCCCGGCCGCCGTCACCGTAATCATGTTGACCTTGCGCAGCTTGCCGTAGCGGACCTGGATGCGCGCGCCGACGGCAAAATCTGCCTTGCCCACGATGCCGGTGTCCAGCTGGTGGTGATAGACAAAATCCTTACCACCGTCGAAATCGGCCAGCAGGGCCGGCAGGGATTTGTAATCCCGCCCATAGGCGGGGGTGATGACGCCCGAGGTCAGCTTGTCCGTGCTCATTTGTTCCTCTTTTCTGTGAGACGTTCGTCAAGTGTCAGGCCGGCCCAATGCGCCGCGCGCACGGCGGATTCAACCGCCAAGCCGACCGCGTTGGCTCGGGCCCACTGGGGCCAGGCGCCTGCGTTTGTGGTGGCCGTGCGTATCCAGCCGGCCGCCGTCTGGCCGTGCCCGCGCGCGGTGCGCGCGTAACGGGTCGATTGTTTGAGGGGACCAGCCATCAGAGCCCCACCACACCGAAACCCGCGTCAACCATGCCGGCGGCCAAGTGCTCGACCATGCGGGGCTCACACGCGAACGCGCCGCCGAGCCATTGCCAGTCCTCCAGGCCGACGTTCTCATCCACCCATGCGCGCGCGGCGTCATTCAGCGGACGGACCATCACCACAGAGCCGTGATTTTCAATCTGGAAATCGTCCATTACGCCCCCCGTTCCTTGTCGCGTGTCATCCCCTGCAGACACCAGGGGCAATCAATCGTCAGCACTGGACGCATGGCCGTCGCACTATCAATGCAGTCGGTCGCAATCCGTGCCCCACATCGCGAAAAACGCGCCGAGCGTTCATGCGCGCAATCCCACACCGCGTGTGTCACATTGCCGAAACGCACGGCACGAAAGTGAAAACCTGGGTCAGCCATTCGTATCCTCCGGCCGAAACCGGGCCAGGTGGGGCCCGATGCCGGCGCAAGACGCGAGGGGTTACGCGCGTGTTACAGCGGTCTTTTTTCCCGTGCGATAATTTCGGCGGCCTGTTCGCGTGGGCCCAATGACGCGATACCAGCCCGCGCGCCCCTTCACAAACGTGTCAGGCGATACGCGGTCCCCCCGAAGCCCATAGACAAATTGGAAGCGCTCACCCTCAAGCAAATCGGCAAACGTCACATACCTGGCCATGGCTAGCCCACCTTTCGGAGTGATTCGAGGGTGACAAAGTTCCGGACACCAGAACCGTGCACCACAATGGCGATTGACTTGGCCGGCCGGCCGGCGCCGGCACACAACCCGCAGCGTTCGCACGTGGTCCGATAACCCATCTCTTCGGAGGCTGGACACGCGATTTCGTTGACGTCCAACCCCTCGGCGGCCGCGCGCACACGAAACGACCTCCAGCCGGCCGCGCGCGCGGTCGCATACTCGGCGGCCGAATCCACGGACGCCATGAGAAACGGCCGATAGGCGGCCGCCATTGGCGCGCGCCATTGATGGGTGTAACCCGTGTGTGACTTCGCCCGGGCCACCAATGCGCGCCAGATACGCGCGGGGACGGCGGCCGGGTCCCCGTAGGCGCCGAGCCGAATCGAGCGCCCCTCCAGCTGACGACCGACAGCGGCCGCCGTGCGAACCGGATAGGACCCGCGTTCGAACGCGCGGAAGACCGACTGAGGGGACTGAGCGACGGTGACATAACAGGTTCGGCCCGTGTTCCGTGTGCCGTCCGACGTGCCACGATGGGGACAATCGCCGCAAATGCCGGCATCGGCGCCGGTGGCAATCGCCGTCAGGGGCGCGATGTCCGACCGCAGAATGAAGACTTGGGCCATGGGGCCCGTTTTTTCGTTGGCTGAGGGGCGTGTCAATCCGGTGACGATTGCCACCAGGGGCGAACCGTCGAGCCGGGATTTGCCTTGCCAGAGAATGGCGCCGTTTGCTTTCGTGATGTCCATGGCGCCAAGTATTGACTATGACGGTTTCGCGTGTCAACCCCCCTCAAAACATTAGGCTTTTTACGTGTCTTATGACTAAGACCTACGGATTTTTTGGCACACTGGAGGGGAAAATGGACGTGAAAATGCTAAGGATTTGGAGGGGAGACAGTGTAACGTGTTGCGTAATTAGGAGTTAGGTGAGACTGTCTCGGGCTGTCTCCCCGGCTGTCTCCCCTTAAAGCGTTTGTTTGCCTAGAGTTACGTAGGGGGAGACAGGTGAGACAGTCAAAAAAGAAAAGTTACTGCGGTGCGGCCGTGGTCCGTTGGAGCTGGCCAGAGGGGAGGGGAGGGGGTTGATGGCAGGAATTATCTATTATTGACTGTCTTGACTGTCTCTAAGAGAGTCAAATAACTGATTCTAAAGGGGTTAAGGGGAGACAGTTAGGGGAGACGGGTAATTATTACCTGTCTCCACCGTCTTTACCTCGGGTTTCGTGGCTTGTTTTGCTACATGCGACCGCGTCGGCCGCGTAATCTGTCCGGAAATAACACACGACCTCGCGTCCTGGCGCGCGTGTGTCCTAAAACGGAACACGAAAGACGCGTCCCGCTGGCCAGGTGTCCCCATCTAATGACACGTTTCGCCCCTTTCGACGAAAGTCCACGAAATCAGGCCAAAGTAATCGATTACCCAAGTATACATAATCACCATTATCAGACAATGGCCTGATTTCCTAACGAATTGTGGGGATTTCGCTTCGGCCCGCGTGTTACAGGGGCGAAAGTGGCGCGTTACATGCCTTGTCGAGGGGCCAGCAAGGCAGCAAGCTGGCGCGCGGGCGCGCGAAGACAGCGCATAGGGGCGCGCGATACCAGGCGCATGCGCGCGAGGGGCGCGCGTGGGCGAATCGGCCCGACAGACGCGGGAGCTGACTTCGGTTTCGACCCGGCCCGGCCGCTCGCGATTTTGATGCGCTCAGACCGGGAGAGGCTCTCAGGAACCGGGTCCTCTCCGGGCCATGGCCCCGCCAGCCACCCAGAATCCCGCTCCAGCCACGGACACGACCGCCAGGAAGCCTTCGTTGTTGCCGGTGACGCCCGTGTAGCAGAACCACCCGAGGCTCACCAGGCCCAACGTGAGCAGGCGCCCCGGATTCACGGGTTCTGCGCGGGAGCTGAGTGGGCCTTCCGGGTCCTCTTTGCTCACGGCGCCACCCGCCGCTCCAGTTCCTGCTCCAACGCCACCCGTTCGCGCCTGGCAGCCATGGGGTCGGGGTGCACCCTCGCCATGTGGGCCTCAATCGTGGGGTCTTTCTCCCCTTGATAGGGCCGGTTCTCCACCTGCGCCTTCATCGAGCACTGCAGACAGACCACCATGGGGAGAAGAGTAGCACACCTGCGACGCACGTAAGACGTTCCACGTGCCACATCACTACGCTGCCCCGCATGGCAGAGGAGCTAGCCCCCGAATTACTGGACGCTGTCCGCCTGGCCGCCCGAGGCGTCCGCACGGCGGAACTGGTGCCCGAATCGGAGAACCCGGCCGCCCTCTGCCTCTCCTGTAACAACCCTGCCTCCCGCATGGACGGGCGGTGCGCCGCGTGCGCCACGATCATTCGCGAAACGAAAGACATCGTCGCGGATGGACAGGCCCGCATGGCGCGGCGCGCGCTCGAATACGCGGACCTGCAGTTCGACGCGGCGAAACGCGCCGCCGCCAAAGGCGACGCCACCCCCGCGCAGTGGGCGCTCTTGCACACGCGCGTCGTCGCGCCCGTCGAAGCCAAGTCGACCGGTGGCCACCAGGTCATCGTGCAGGTCGGCATGATCCTGCCCGGTCTCCCCGGCGCAGAGTAGCAGACGTGAGACGCACGCTTCAGCCAGGTGCGTCTCTCCCTCCACACTGACGGCGTGACTGCGCGCTTCCGCCTGACGTCTGTATTCCTCGTGCTCTGCGCGATGGTCTGGACGACGGGATGCGCCGGTCACCTCACGGCGGTCACCAATCCGAGCGAACGCCCACTGGCCATCGCAGTGCATCCGCCACTCGGGTTGGCGCCGCGCAACGTGCTGGTCGCGATTCGCGTGGATCGCGGCCGGGATGCACGGGCGTTCTGCGTGCAGTTGCTCGACGGGGAGTTTCCCGTGCGGCGCTCGTGCGCGGACACCAGCGAGGTGCGCTTCCGTGAGATCGAGTTTTACGACGTGCCCTCGGGATCGTATGTCGCCGCGTTGACGGTGGCGTATGGCGACGGGCACGTGGAGTCCGTCACCACGACGGCGTGTTACCGGGGCCTGCTCGACGAGCCGTGCGGTGGGGAGGGGAACTGATGCCGACATCGAACCGCAGGATCGTGATCGCGCTGACCGAGGGGGCCAACCTCTCGACGCAGGCGCACGAGGCCGCCGCCAACACCGACAGCCCCGCCGACAACGACCTGGTCACCCTCACTTCGGGGTTCAACCTGCTCACGCCGCCGACCGGCGGCAGCACGCCGACCGGGGTGACGATCATCCCGCCGGTGGGCAATGTTGAGTCCATCACACTCAAGGGCATCACCGGGGACACCGGGGTCCTCCTGCACCCCACCGACCCGTCGTCGTTCGGGCTCGGGTCCCCGACGGGCACGTTCGGGCTGACGGTCAGCGATGACATCGAGGGGGTGCGAATTGTCTGGACCTAACGACAGCGATCTGCTCGACGGCGACGACGACAACGTCGTCAGCCAGAACATTCGCACGCTGCGGCACAAGGGCTACCCCGAATCCGAGGCGACAGCGGTCGCGCTGCGGAAAGCCCGGGCCCCGCGCCGCGAGGCGCCGCGCACCGTGAAGGGCCAGGACATCGAGCTGTTCCCTGAGGACGGCGTCGCGGTCGACGCGGCCGCACAGGCGCCGTTCACCAAGGCACCGGCCAAGAAGCAGGACGACAGTGCCGTCGAGCACATCGTGAACAAGACCCCGTTTGGCAAGGCCGCCAAGGCCCTGAAGGGAAGCTAACCATGACCTCAGCAGAACGCGCCGCGCTGGCGGCCGAGTCCATCGCGAACTACGGCACGGCGACCAATCCGCTGGCAGCGGCGGCCATTGCCACGCTCACCACGCCGGCGGCGGGCGTCTACACGGTCGTGGCCGAGGCCGTGCTCAGTGGCACCATCGGCGCGGCGGACCTGAACAACTTCGAAGTGCGGAAAGGCGCGACCGTCCTGCAGACGATCATCGTGCCGGCCGTCACCCTGCAGCGCGGCAGCGTCACGCTGCGGATCTTGGTGAACGGCGCGCAGAGCATCACGATCAACGCGACGGCCAATGCGTCGGGCGTCGCCGCTGTCTACAACGCCGCGCTGACCGCGACCCGCGTGCTCTGATGCGCCGCCTCCTCATCGCTTTCCTGCTGCCCCTCGCCGCTGTCACGCCGCTGCACGCGGATGACTGGTCGCTGCCGAAGATCACGCAGCAGGTGCTCCGCCTCGAATCGGCGTCACGGGATGGGGACAAGGGAACGTGCTCGGCGGCGATCTTCACGCCGGGCCTGGCGCTGACCGCCGCGCACTGCGTCGAGGGCGAAGAGGTGGACCTGACCCTCGATGGGCGCTACGCCACGGTGCTGCGGTCGAACCGGCTCCTCGACCTGGCGGTGGTGAAGTTCACCCCGCGTGCGACGGACGTGGTCATGCCGCTGGGCACCGCGCCGGATCGCGGCCGCGAGGTCGCCATCATCGGGTTCGCGTTTGCGAAGCGTGACCCCACCGCGACGTTTGGCCGGGTCGCCGTGCCGAAAGACGAGGACGGGTTCCTCGTGCTCAACGCGGACATCATCTTCGGCCAGAGCGGGTGCCCCGTGATCAACCGCAAGGGCCAGCTCGTCGCCATCACCTCCGCTATTCAGTCGCAGGGCCCAGCCCACCTGGGGCTCGCCGTGCCCGTGACCACCATCACGGAGTTCATCGCCGATCTGCTGCCGAAGGCGACGGCGCCGCCGGCACCGGCACCGGCACCCAAACCATGAGCAGCTTACTCGACAGCGCGAAGCAGGAAATCGAACGCTACGTCACGGAGACCGTGCCGGAGGGGAAGCGCGGGGCCCTCGTGTTTGTGGCCACCGACCGGGGCGGCGAGTTCGTAGCGGTCGCCAAGCTCGGCGAGCACTGGCGCGCGGAGGCCTCCGTGCGGGGGACCTGGAAGCGCCCCAGTGACGTGACCGGAGAGGTGCGACTTGTCGGAAGTTGGTAGCACAGGGTTCTGGCGATGCAACCTCTGCACGCACGTCGCGCCCACGAACGAGTTCTACAACCGGGACGACAAGGAATACTACTGCCCGACGTGTAAGAAGACCCCGACGAACATCCCGCGCCTCCGGGTCCTGAATCCGCGCACGGGTCTCTACGAGAACTTCTACACCCCGACGCCAAAGCAGATCCTGTTGCACACCGCGCGTGAGCGCAACGTGCTGTGGGGTGGCCGGGCCGGCACGGGGAAGTCGTGGGCGTTGCGGAACGACGCCTACATGCGGTGCCTGGCGATTCCGAACTACAAGGTGCTCCTGCTGCGCCGGCAGTTCACCGAACTGCGCGACACGCACCTGAACTACATGGCCATTGAGGCCGCGCAGCTGGGCGCCGTCTACCGCGCGACCGAGAACACCATCGTCTTCAGCAACGGCTCGCGTTTGCGCGCCGGCCACGTCGAGAACGATGACGCGGTCAAGACGTATCTGTCGAGCGAGTTCGACTGCATCCTGTGGGACGAGGGGTCGACGTTCACGGAATACCAGTTCCGGTTCATCAACTCCCGGCTCCGCACCACGAAAGTCGGCGTCGTGCCGATCTGCCGCGTGGGCAGCAACCCGGGTGCGATGTGGCTCTACCGCTACTTCATCTCGAAGGACATCGACACCGTCGAGGAAGACCCGAGCTACCGCGCCGAGGACTACCGGTTCATCCCGGCGGAGATTGCCGACAACCCGCACGTCAACCTGGCCGAGCAGGAGATGCGGCTCAACTCGCTGCCCTCCGAAGCGCTGCGGAAGATGTATCGCGACGGCGACTGGCTCGCGGTCGAGGGGCAGTTCTTCACGGAGTGGGCGCCGCGCGCAGGCCAGACCGGCGACGACTGGCACGTCATCCACGAGCTGCCGCTGTATGACGGCAAGCCCCTCGACCAGGTCGACTGGATCGGGTTCGTGCGAGTCATCGACTGGGGCTACGACCCCGACGAAGGCGTGTGCACGTGGTTCGCGTGTATGCCCAGCGGCCGTTACATCGCGGTCAAGGAGTGGACCTTCAAGCGCACCATCGCGCGGCTGGTCGCCGAGGGCATCGCGGAACGCAGCGAGGGGATGCGGATCCTCTACAGCGTGGGCGGCCGCGATATGTGGAGCCCAAGCAATCAAACAGGCGAGACCATCTCGGAGACCTTCGCGCGCAAGCGGGTGTCGATGCGCCAGGCGGACACCGACCGCATCAACGGCTGGCAGCGCCTCCACGCGCTGCTGACCGAGACGATGTCGGAAGCGGACGGTGAATCGGTGCGGTCGTTCCCCATGCTGCAGGTCTTTCAGCAGGGGTGCCCGTCACTGACGCGCACGATTCCGATGATGCAGAACGATCCCCGCAACCCGGGTGACATGCTGCAGCGGCAGGACCACTGGGTCGACACCGCGCGCTACTTCGCGATGAGTCGCCCGGTCAATTCGCGTGAGAACAAATCGAAAGTGTGGGACCGGTTCCCGCCCAACATCCGCAAGGCCATGATGGATCGTGGTCACGCGGTCCTCGGTTCAGAGTCCGCGCGTCACGCGGCGTAAGGATCCCTCCCTATGGACACCTCCGGGTTCCCCGCTCCCGAACCAGTCGCTGCCGCCCCGGTGGCCGTCCCTGCCGCGCCTGCGCCCTACAAGCATCCGGTGGGGAAGTGGAAGCGTCGCATCGCCGCGTGCGACACGCTGCGCGACAGCAAGCTGGCCATCTGGAAAGAGAACGTCAACTACCGGAAGGGCAAGCCCCTCGCGAAGACGCCGTCGAACGACACCGTCGTCGTGCCGGTGGACTGGTCGCGCACGAAGAACAAGCAGGCGCAGCTGTTCTACCAGGTGCCCGAGGTCAAGCTGCGCGCGCGGCAGCCGCAGTATGCCGGCGCGGCGCCCATCTTCGGCGCGGCCCTGAACTTCGAGCTGACGCACCAGCTCCGCATCGAGCACCTGATGGACGAAGTGCTCGGCGACGTCATCAACGCGGCCGGCATTGGCATCGCGGTGATCGGCTACGAAGGCACGTTCGAAGATGTCGAGATGCCGGTGCAGGATACGGCGGCGCTGTCACCCGAGCAGATCGCGCAGGCGCAAGCCGGCGTGCCGCCGACCGAGATGGTGAAGCGGCCGGTGTTCGAGCGCTACTACGCGGACCACATCGACCCGGCGCAGTTCCTGTGGCCAGCGGAGTTTGTCGAGTCGGACTGGCAGCGCGCGGACTGGCTGGGCTACAAGGCCAAGGACCCCAAGGCCGTGCTCGTGCGGCGCGGTTGGGTGAAGAAAGACTTCGTGGCCGAGGGGAGCGAACAGTTGGAGAGCGTGAACGACGCCTCCGAAGACCCGGAGCAGCAGGGCGACGAGAAGGAGATTGGCTACGCGGTCATCTTCTACCGTCCCTACCTGTGCGACCCCAACGAGAAAGACCCCCGCAAGATCAATCGACTGATCTTGGTCGACGGGATAGACGATCCGGTTGAGGACGAGCCCATCAAGTGGCAGGAGTTCAACCCAGAGACCCGCACGTGGATCGGGCTGACGTCATTCCCCATCAAGGTGCTGACGCTGACGACCATCAGCGGCGAGGCCATCCCGCCCTCGGACTCCGAGATCGGCCGCCCGCAGGTCAAGGAGATGTCAAAGTCCCGCAGCCAGATGATCGCGCAGCGTGACCGCTCGCTGCCGATGCGGTGGGGCGACACCAGCCAGATCGACCCGGAGATCTTCGACAAGATCAACAAGGGTGAATACCAGGGCATCATCCCGACGATGGGCCCGGGCGACCACGCGATTGGGGAGGTCGCACGTGCGAGCTTCCCGCGCGAGTCGTTCGAGTTCATGAACATCTTCAAGAGCGACCTCGACGAGTCGTGGTCAATGAGTCCGAACCAGCAGGGCCTGGCGACGCCGGGCGACACCAGCGCGACCGAAGCCAGCATCATGCAGGGGTCCGCCAACGTGCGCGTGGAATACGAGCGCGCGCGGGTGCTGCGGTTCTTCCTCGAACTCGCCGAGGGCATCGGCGCGCTGATGCAGATGTTCCAGAACGACCAGAAGTATGCCGAGGTCGTGGGCCCGCAGGGCGTCAAGAGCTTGGAGCCGTGGGACCGTTCGACGATTCGCGGCGACTACATCTTCGAAGCGAAGCCCGATGCGGCGCTGCGGATCGACGTGGGTCAGAAGCGCGTCGAGGGGCTGAACCTCTACAAGATGATTCGCCGCGACCCGTTGGTCAACGCGCAGGCGCTGCTCACCGACCTGATGCAGATGCACGGACTCGACCCGCAGGCCTACCTGGTGCCACCGAAGGAAGAGCCACCGAAGCCGCCGGTCGTGCGCTACTCGTTCACGAGCGCGGACTTCACCAACCCATTGGTGGTGGCCATCTCGCAGAAGACGAGCACGCCGCTCACGCCGGCCGACATCAAGGCCGCGCAAGCGATGATGGTCGACGCGGGCATCCCGGTCCTGCCGCCGCAGCAGATGCCCATGCCCAAGCCCGAGGTCGTGTTGGGGGACGATGCCCTTGCACAGATCGACGAGGCGGGGCAGCCGCCGCAGCACCCCGGGCCGCCGGAGAGTGTGACCCCCATCAACCAGCGCTACGAGCGGAACGGCATGCAGGACGCGGCCTAAAAGGTCGCACGCCTGACACCGAGCCTTCGCGCAGGTGGGTCCCCAATGAGATAACCGAACCGTGCTGAGTTTGCGCGAGCGCTTGAAGGAGTGTCCGTCATGTAGCTGGTCAGGGAAATTGCTGCACTGGTTGCA